ACGGAACTGGTCAGCTTCTGACGCATCAATCAGCCCGTTCTGTAGCGCCTCCGACTCTGCCGCATAGCCGAGCACCCCCGTCGCATTCACGGCGTTGGCGACATCACCCAGGCCGCCGACGACGCCGTGACCGAGCGCCGTAGGCAGGCCACCAAACACCCCTGGCTCCGGCAGCTTTGAGTCGTTAGTGAACGGGTTCGATTGCCCCATCGTCTGGACGGCGTAGTCGTCATTCGGCTCGATAAGGTTGAATCCCATCAGTGTGCTCCGTTGAAATCTGCAATGACCGTGTTGCCCCGCTTGTCCACCAGCGGTTGCGTACCAGACAAAAAGCCGTACCTGCCTTCACCGAGGTTGATAGGCTTGTACACGGCAGGGTCCGCATGCGCGCCAGTCATACCGGCGGCAGCCAGGGTCTTGCTTGCGGTCTGGTGCCACAGTGAGTCAAACTTATCCTCGCTCATGCCCCAGGGCATGAACAGCTTGCCGCCCTGCACTTCCGTCACGCCACCGGTCACTGCGGTAATTGCGCGCTTGACCACGCGTTGGTAGTCCATGCTCTTTGGGTCGAGCCCGCGGTGGAATACGTCGGCGGCGATGTAGTTCTGCACGGACTGCAACATGCGACCTTTCATTTCCGCGGAGCGGGCTGCGTTGTTGCTCTGGAAGGCATCTCCGACCTGGTCGTTGAATGCGTTGTCCAGCTGCTTGAAGTCCAGCTTAAGACCACGCGCCACCTTGTCACCGTCGCCAATCGTCTTACCCTGATTGATAGCGATACCTTCCAGTAGATACTGTCCGACGGCGGCACCGGTCTGAGCTGAGCTGTCGTCCAGCTGCACGGTGCCCGGCCGCATCGAGACGTCTGCTGCCTGTGCGAGCATAGGGTTGTGCGGCGAGAGCTGACGCACGATGCTGGAAAACGCAGCGTCGTTACCCTTCGTCGCCTGGCGCATCTGCTGCAGCATAGTGAGCTGGTCAGGCGGCGTCTTCTTGTCGAACATGTCCGCCATCTGCTTCGCCTCCGTCTTCGACAGCATCTGCGGGTTCGCAATGCCGAAGTCGTTCCTGCCCGCGTCCACGACAGCCTGACGCTGGCCCAGCGACGCAACGATGGTGTCGTTATCGGTCCAGTCAATCGGGCCTGCGCCTGCGATGCCGTTATTGATGGCATGCTGCGTGAAGTCTTCCTTCTGCTCCTTTTGCACGCGCGCGGCGGCCTCGAGCATGGCGTTGTAAATCGGAGCCTTCTCCGCATACTCCGCACCGCCCTGCGGAGCCATCGTTTGCAGCAGGGTATTGACCTGCGCGATGGGCATCGTGGAGATGTGCTGCATGCCTTGGCCAACCTGTTGCTTGTACTGCAGGAGGTCGTACTCTTGCTGGCCCTTCTCTGGGCCGTACAGCGTTTGCAGGCGCGCCAGCGCAAACTGGCCGTTGTCAGCGCCGGGATAGTCCTTGCCTGCCAGGAACGAAGCGCCCGCATCACGCAGCGCCATGCTCGTGGTGCCGCGCTCACCGGCGAGCTTGCCGCCCAAGTTCGCTTCTGCCTGGCGCACCAGCTGAATGCGCTGGGCAGGCTCGAGCTTGTTCCACCACGCGTATTTCGGCGCGGCGGCGCTAATCTCCTGGTCGGTCATGGGCTGCACTTGTGGCAGGTCGGAGCCCGGCGTGGAAACGCTGCCCAGCGCCTGGCGCACGGCCGCCTTGTTCGCAACGTATTGCTGCGTGTTCGGCATGCTGGCGTCGCTCGTCGGCTGGCCGCTGTAGTAGACGTTGTCCATCGCCGTCACGCTGCCGTTGTTCGCCTTAAGCGTGTCAGCCATGTGCTTGGCCGCCCAACGAATCGCCTGTTGCGGATTGAACGGGTCGATGCCGGCCGCCTTTGCGTTAGCGTCCGTAATCTGCGCGATGCCCTTTGCCGTGCCAGACTTAGTCATGGGCCCGACGGCATTGGGGTTGAAATCGGACTCGACGGCCAAGCTGAGCTTCAGCTCCTGCGGGTCAACTCCGGTCTCTGCTGCGGCAGCGTTAATATCCGCGTCGTATTGGTTCGGGGTCTTAACCTGCGCCGCACGCTTCTGAATCGTGGCAGCATCATAGGCATGCACGGTATCGGCGCCATAATTCTGCGGCAGGCTGAACTGCGGGCCACCAGGAACAGCGCCCTTGATGCTGCCGCTCGAGGTCAGGCGTCCGCCTTGCACACCGACGTTACCCAGGAACTCAGCCGGGTTCGTGGCCGCAACAGTCGTGCCGGCGACCAGCGCGAGCTTCTTCTCGCCCTGCTCGTTGAATGCAATCTTTTTGGCAGGGTCTACGTTCAGCTGCGCGACCATTCCCGACAGATGCGCTGTTTGCTCTGCGTAAGAATCCGGGTTGGCCGCCACTGCATTCTCTGCTGCAGAGTACACATTGTTGACTTGCTGCCCGGTGTACGCAGCGCTCAGCCGAGCCTGCTCCGAGATGACGTGCGACATCAGGCTGCGGCTTTGCAGCGACCAAGTTTTGGCGAGAACACGTGCGGCACCCTCGCTGCGCGCGGAGCCAATCAACTGGTCGCGTTGCTGCTCCATCTGCGCGTTCAGGTCGCTTGTGAGATTGCTGATGTTCTCAGAGAACTTCGGGTCGTTTGGGTCAAACGAATTGACCTTGTTCGTCAAATCCGTCTGCATGCCTTGCAGCGACTTGCCAACGGCGTCATACGCCCACACCGTGTCCTGGTCCTGGGCGATGGCATTCTGGATGCGTTGCTGGTCAACGCCGATGCGCTGCAGGTCCTGCGCGGCAGCCATGCCTCCCTGGGCCAGGCGTTGGATGCCTGCTCCTACGCCAGCGCCGAAGTCGTCCGGAGTCGCCTGCGCATTGATGCCGCCAGACGGGGCAACCTGGGTGTTATCGTAGCTCGGGATTTGCATGTGTTTTAGCCGTTTTGCAGAGTGTTAGGAACCGCGAATCCACCTGCCGTGCCGGCCGGATTGCCTTTCGCCGCATACGCCGCGGAGCCCATGCCCTGAAGCAATGCGCCGCCTGCGCTGAGGTAGCTGGATGTGCGCGCGTTGCTGGCGTTGGAATGGTCTAGCTCTGCCTGGTCGTCGAAGCCAATGCCCCTCATTTGGGCGTTGTATTGAGTCGTGAGGTTGTCGAGCGTCGCGTTCTGGATATTCATGCCGAGCACGTCGGCTGCGGAACCTGAGTCACCTTGAACACCAGCACCACCGTATAGCGCGATAGCCGAGCCAATACGTTGCTGCGATGCGCGCCACTGCGCTTCGGACTGAGCCTGGCCCTGCGCGAGCGCGGCTTGCTTGTTTTGCTCCGCGACCTTCGCGTTATAGTCGGCGGCGGCGGACGCAGCTTGGCCCTGGCGAATTGCGCCATAGGCTGTCACCGCAGCTGTCGCTGCCATGATGTACGGTACTGCTGCTGCGGCCATCGCCATTTACTTCACCTTCGAATAAAGAGCGCTGTCTCCACCGTCCACGCGGTAGGCGCGCATGCGTTCGCATTCCACCTGGAAGCCAAGCATTCTCAGCAGCCGATGGCCTTGCTCGAAATCAACATCGACGTCGGCTTCGATGCGGCGATACGGCGCAATGTCGAGATAGCGCTTCACCGCGCGTACGATTTGCACCATGACTTCGCCGGCGCGCTCGGACATAACAGACCAAAGCACCGCGCGGTTCTCCCACAACTCAGTGATTCCGCCGCAGGCATACACGATGCCGTCGTCGCCAACCACCGAGAAAGAGAGCACCTGCTCCAAAGCGCTCGCATACTCCTGTGTGATGTGCTCGCGGTAATACCGCTGGGAGTCCTGCAAACGCAGCGCGAGAAGGTGCTCTGCTTTGTATGGAACAATCTTTGCCGTCATCCGCCGTCCTGGGTTTCGAGTTGAGCGGCAATGAGCAAGATGTTCGATGGCAATGGGTCGGTCTGTTGCCAACTGAGCTGGCCATCCGTCGTCCAGGTGCCTTCCCAGCTCCAGCGCTTGTCGCCGGTGAAAAGGTCAACGGGCTGATTCATTGGCATCGAGCTGTCGCGGAATGGCTCCTGAATATCAGGCGCCGCACCTGCGACTCCCTGGCTGCCGGCCGTCAGCGTCAAACCGACGGACTCGAAAAAGCGCATGAATACACGGTGAATTCGCTTTATCTTGCCCTGGCCCGGACCGTCGCCGCCGCCGCCTTCGATTCGCATCGTCAGACCTTGGCTTGCGTACTTGAGACCGACCTGCACTATTTTTGCCTGCCGCTGTAGTTGTATAGCTCCGTTTGCGTCGACAACGCAGTCCGGATGCACTGAACCATCGGCGAGCACGCCGACCGTCTGACCAACGAGCCACTTGAGGCCGGACACCGTAGTCGTCGCGACATCGCGGTATTCCGCACTGGCATCCAGGAACACACAGTCCTGAAGCTTGTCGCCGTCTTCCCAATACTTCTCGAGGCGCTCGACGGTGCGAACGGTGCGGCCGTTAATGAAACGGTTGACCACCACCCACAAATCGTCGCGCGTCGTGGTCGGGTCCGGGATGCAGGTCACGCTTTCGACCAGCGGAGCCAGCGTCTGTGCTGCGTCTGAGTAACCGCCAAGCGAGTGACCGTGCCAGCCGCACAGCTCCTGGTCCTTGTCATAGATGACGCCGACTAGCCGGCCGTCGTACGTGCACATCCACAGCATTTGCTGCGGCGCGCGCGCCACGGCGAGCTGCTTGATGCCGCTCTTCGTCAAGTGCTCCGAGACGTAGCTGATGTCCGGCGCCTGGTACGTCGAGATGACGAACTGGTAGGTCATCTCGCGCAGCTTGCGCTGCGTGCGTTGCACGAAAAGAGTTGACTTGGCGACGCGCACGGCCTGAACTGCTGAGCAGCCGTAGCTGGTCGTCATCTTCGCCTGGACGTTCGTCGGCGTGATGACGGAACCCTGGCTGCTCGGCGCGACCACCCACTCCCCACCGACGGTGCCAACGAGCAGACCCCACTCGTCCGAAATCATCCAGCGAATCGCATCAACTTCATTGGCATTCAGCGTGAAGCTGACAGCGTTGTCGTCGGCCACGGTGCCGTCCACGTCCGAAGGCGCGAAGTTCTCGTAGTCGCTGACGTTTGAACCGTCGATACGATTCGGATACGCAGGGCAGCCTGCGAAGATGAGGCGGTCCTGATTGAACACCACGGCGGCAGGGAAGGAGTTCGTCGTGCCCCAAACGCCCAGGCGCCACACGGAGGTCGAGTTCGCCGCCAGGTAAGCCGGCGGAGCTACCTCAACGGTGGCGGTGTCGTCATAGAAAGTGCCGGATACGCTGGGCTGCACCGCTGCGACCTGGCCGCCGACAACTTGGGCGTATGCCATTGCGCGCGTGGCGCCGGAGCCTGAGACCGCCGGCCAGCTCACCGTCAGCGAAGGAGGAACTGCGCCGTAGCCGGAGCCGCCATCGACCACGGTGTACGAGAAAATGCTGCCACCAGCTTGCGCGGCTTCGCCCGACACATTGGGCTTGATGACTGCGCGGCGCAGCGGCGCGTCTTGATATTTGAAGGTAATCGACGTCGGGCTCTCGACCGAGACAATCTTGCCCCAGAGCCAGGTGCCGGACTGCTTAATACGCAGATGGCGCGCGACGTCCGTAGGCAGGAAGCCCTGGCCATTGTTGATGCCGTTCTTGCTGCTCGCCGTGATGGTCACCGTGCCGTGAGTGTCCGTCGGCGTAAGCGTAGTCGGCGTCGTATTCAGCGGCAGGTACGGCCCATCGAGGAAGCTGAGCGCCACGATGGACCAGTCGGTCGCGCCCGCGCGCATGAGCTTGCACGGCGGATGCTTCGGGTGCGTGATGTACAGCACGTCGGCGGACTGCGCGAATACGAGCGTGTCCAGGTCGTCCGCCGGATATACGGTCGCGACTTCATACGGTGCGCCATCGTCGCCGAGGAGCTGATTGCCGTTCGCGTAGAAGCGGATGTAGTAGTCGCCGAACTCGAGCACGTACACCTGAGTCGTCGAGAACTCAAACGGAATCAGGCGCACTTTCTTCGTGCTGTCTTTCACTTCGGCGACGAAGCGCGTACCCGGCCGGCGCGTCAAGCCACCTTGAGCGGTCGGCACGTAGTTCAGGCACTTGGCGAGTGCGTTCTTGTATTTGGCGATGTCTACCCGGCCATGGGCCAGAGGTGACCATTCGCCACCATTGAAGCTGGTCTGCAGCCAGGTTGCGCGGGGCATGTTTAGTACCGAACGAGCCAGAAGGAATCGTCAGGCGCTTCTTGCGACAGAGACTCGAAAGCATTCGCTTGCCGAGCTTCCGCGATGGCGTCGCGGTACTCTTGCATCAGCAGTTGCTTCTTCTGGTTGGATTGAGTGAGCGGTTCGCAGATGTCGATGGCGACTGCGATGGTCAGCACGTTGTAGAACGTGGGGTCGTACAAAGTCGCGTCGCTGATGTCCGCGATGTAGCGGATGTTCAGCTGCGGCCCGGAATTTGTCAGAATCTTGCGGCCCTCGAGCGTCCAATCCAGACCGGCATCGCGCGGCAGGATGAGGCGCACGCAATCGCTGGGAAGCGTGAATGCGTACTTGAATTCGAAGGCAGGCGCGTCAGCATCCGGCGCGAGAGTGGCGCGGGCCTTGGCAAAGTTCCAGTAATGCTTGCGCAGCTCGGCGCGGCGGTTGCTGTCGTACTGCAGATTGCAGACGCGCGCTTCCCGGCTGGGGTCACCGAGCGACATGATGCTCGATGCGCCAACCATGCTGAGCGCGCTATTGCAAATATCGACGACAGACTGAGACATCAGGCGTTACCGACGAGATGGGAGCCCGCGGCCAGCGACGACTTCACCGTGCAGGCCGGGAGATGAATGGGCGCGAGGGCGCCCTTGGCAGCCAGGGACACGAGTGCGCCGCTATGTGCACTGGTGACTGGCGCGAAGGTGCCATCAGGAAGCTGAATCGACAGGGCCGCCGCAGCGTTGGCCGTGAAGGTGTAGACGCCTCCACGGATTGCGACACCCTTGTCGTCCAGCGCATAAACGTTGGAATCGACGCGCATGTCCGCTCCTTACGCGATGAGCGGGTACGTACCAGCCGTCACGGCGCGAGCGATTTTCTCGAGCGCGTCCAGGACGTCTTGCTTACCCGTGATGCTTGCGGACTTGATGTGCAGCTCCACATCGGTGTCAGCCGAAGCCGCGCCGATGCTGGCGGGAACATCGAATCCCTGGCCGGTTTTCACACCGACAAAAATGTTGGTAGCCATGTGACTCTCCAGGTGGTGTCTAAGAAGACGGGGGCCTTATCGCACCCCCGTTACGTGCGCTGGAGAATCAGGCGCAGTTGATTTGCACGAAGCGCTTTTCTTCGAGACGGGTGGCCCCGAAGGTGCCGGTCACGTAGACCTGCGTGGAGTTGCGCTTGTCGGCACGACGGTCAACCGACGCGGTGATGTCGTTCCACATGCCGAGGGCAACACCCGACTTCGCCCAGCAGGGCAGGAAGTATTCGCCGTGGGTGTCGAGGGTGCCTTGGTAGTTCGGCGCACCCGGGATGCGTTCCGAGTGGATGAACGTGAAGCCCATGAAGCTCGTGATGCGACCGTCGACCAGCACCGGCTTGCTGTTGAAATCCGTGCTGATTGCCTGCACTTCGTTCAGCAGGTTGTCGTGCTGCTCAGCCGAGATGGCGATGAACAGTTGCTCGGTGTCGAGGTCAACTTCAGCCTTGAGCAGGAGCTTCTTCGCGGCGCGCAGCTTCGCCACGTTCAGGCCGGTTGCGCCGGTTGCGCCGACTGCCGACGTGATGATTTGCGATGCCGGCAGCGACACTTGCGTGGTGCCGTTCTCGCCCGTCAGGTTGACGCCGAACATGCCGTTGATGATTTCGTCGTCTTGCGCGCGGCCCATCGCATTGACACCAGCCATAACGTACGGGCTCGTCGGGTCGATGAGCATGCGCAGCTTGTCCTGGTTGTCGATGAGGTCGGCCCAGTCGTAGTCGGTCGGGAAGACCCAGCGCTTGTCAGACGGCGTATCGCTCAGCGGCGTATCGCTGTGACGGGAACCGGCCTTCGTGGCGGTCACCGCACCGAACTGTTCGCAGACAGACGCTGCTTTACCAGAGAAGCTTTGCTCCGTGACGGCGCCACGAAAGCGGGAGCCCTGCTGTTGCAGGAGCATCATGATGTTCGTCGAATACTGTTGGACGAACGCCGAGGTGATGAATTGAGACATAGCCCTCTCCTATTAGGAGGTTGAGAAACAAGTGGTTGCGGCTGTTAGGGCGTCGCTTCCCGGCTTGTCCTCAGGCGAGGGGCCATGCTTT